AATTGCACGAATTGAGATAAGTCCATCTTCACCAACTACTGCAATCTCAGGCATTTGAAGAACTGCGCCAGCCTTAGAAATGGTAGATAGTTGCTCAGATGTAATTGTAAACTCTACTTCTGTATCAGGGAAGCTAATATCCTTTGAAGGAGGTGTCATAATCATACTAGCATCAGCATACGTATAATTTACACGCTGCTTACCAGAAGAAATTGTAACAAACTTCTCTTGGAATGTAAACTCCGGATCAGAGAATAGAGAGATTGTACCAAGGAACCGCGGTAGTTCATAAATTGCAAATTCTTGTTCAAAGGTTTCAGCAACTGTAGCTTGGGCCAAAATGGTCTTTAAAGGAGTAATAGTCTTAAGAACATTGCCAGGACGAACCAGAATTGACTGATTGATTGTGGCAAAGTTCTTAAGGATTTGGATAGTCTTGTCACTTAGCTTCATAATATAACCTTTATGTGTGTTGAATAGTTTATTCTAACATAGTATAGATTAATGTAAACTACTTCTTTTTACCAAGCTTTGCAGGATCAACAGTAGCAGCCGCACCAACTGCGGCTAGATCAGCTAGTGATCCACCAAAGATATAAGAACCAACATGCTGTAGTTGAATCCATGGAGCAAGCCAAACCTTTAGGCCAGCACGACGAGCCATTTGGCAGAACATATAGTCTTCTGAGAGATATCGGCCTGTGAAAGTATTACCAGAGGCACTAGTCTTTGGATCATCAATAAATGCAATAACTTCTTCTGAAGTAGCTTCAGGATTTCTTGAATAGAATTCTCTAATCTCATCCTTCATATACATGTACTTATTATCAATAAGAGCATCAAAGAATGCATGAATCTCACGGGAACCGTCAAATGCTGCTGTACGAACATGATCTGGACGATATGTTAGTTCAGGATATCTGGCTGCATACTTTTCAAGAGCAGACTTACGGATCATCATGAAGCCTGTACCAGACTCTAGAACTTCTACTGGTTCGCCAAGTGGAATCTCAGTCTTACCACCAGCTGGATTAAAGACATAATCACCGACATACTTTTCTAGTACATTAGGATCTTCATCAGCAACACCAGTATCTACTGCAGCTTTGACCTTTTCCCATGAGATGCACTTCTTGGGATATGGACCACATAGAATATCATATTCAGATTCATCACTCATGAGAGCAAGCATGACAATGATATCTTGTGCATTAAAGCCGATATCAGAGTCAATGAAGATCATATGAGTACAATCTGAACGCATGAATTCATCAACGCAGTAGTTGCGAGCCCGTGTAACTAGAGACTCATTAAAGAGATAGTAATACCTGAGTTCAATTCCGTGATGTACTGCTGCAGCTGCTAGATCATTTGTAGAACGGCAAAACATGCCAGCGCATTGTCCGCCATACATTGGAGCCGCAACAAATAACTTACGCTTGCGAAGCTCCTGGATGTCAATCTTAATTTCCATTATTTTTCACCTTTGTTTGTGTATTCTAAATCGTGTACATGTAGTTGCATAATTGCATAATGAATTACCTTCATCATATCTTTTCGCCATTCTTCAGGAGAACCTTTGTGGCCATATCGTTGAGCATATTTTAGAATATTACCTACACAAAATCCAGTACCATGCCCACAATCAATAACGAACTCAGTAGTTTGGAATTTATTACGGGAATAATGCTGATTATATGTAGCATCGACATAAGACTGAATCTCTTTAAGAGATTCGCCTTCACTATATTTATAGTCAATTTTCTGAATGGTGTCTAACATTATGCAAAAAAATCCTCAATAGTTGCTATTTTTTCTGGCAATCCACTCCACTTTTCACCTTGCCAATGTGGATATGCTTGGCGAGATAAGTGAACTGACTTAGGCTTTTCCATAAACTTAAAATCAAGTTCACCAATACCATTTATCATAGGTTGAACCCACTCAATAAACTGCACTTTACTGGATGCACATAGCTTCTGCATCTGTTCTTTAAAAATTAACCGAGTATTTTCACGCTGTTGCCATGAACCAAAAAATGGAGTACCTTTGTAATATCCAGTTTTAGGAAGTGCCCTAGATTCATTTTCAATAGGAAGTAATTCGTATGCTGATACAGTTTTTACAATATCAGCTAGCTTTGATAACTGTTCATGATACGTATTTGCAAGATTTCTGGTTGCAAGTTCTGGATTATCTTGTCTATTTAGATGATGACGATTATCAATATTTCCAAAATAGAATTCAATAGTATCAAAATCAGGATCAACAAAGGTATTTAGATCTTCCTTTAATGCACCATGAAGTGTTTTAAAAGGAATAGACTTAACATGCCACCCAGTCCTATACAAGGAAATAGCGTGGCTATCACCAATTACAACCTTATTAGTTGACAAAATGTTCTTAATCGTTACTGCAGTATTCTCAATACGTTTTAGATTTTCCCAGTTAACTTTATGCCAATCAGGATGAATATCACCAGCCATTCTTGGCTCAAGCATCTCAGAATACTTTGGATGATCAATCCATAAAGAATATACAGTACCTGTAAATTGTGAATAACGGATTAGATTATTAATGCCGCTATAATTCTTCATACCACCAAAAAGATTAAGAGATCCACCCCAATCATTTCCATGGTAAACATACATTTCAGTAAATGCATTGATATCTGGTGCAATATTACCAGTACGATCTAGATGCACAGTATTTCCTGTGCTTTCTAGTTGATCAGCATATATTGCACCTTGAGCGGCACGATGAGAATGGATGTTAGAAGAAATATGTGTAAAAGGTGATGTAACTAGTACACTCATAAATTTTTATCCCAATCACGATAAGAATCAATTCTGTCATAGATAGTATCATCTATTAACTGTGGATTAGGTCCTACATTCCAAAACAAAATATTTCTTTCTGTATTCTTAGGAATGTATTTCCAAACTTTAGCATCATAAGTATCAATGCACGGAAATGGAGGAAGGTTTTCTTTCTTTTCTGGAGCTGTAAAATCTAATGGCTCAGAAATAACCGTGGCTCTACCAAGTTCACCTGACTTAAGATTTCTTGCTACTGCAATAGATGTAAACTTTGCTTTAGGCCAAGCAATTTGAAGTGCCCTAGACAATACGCCAGTAGAGATAGCTACGTATACTTCATCAGGTGGATCAATCTTACTTGCCGTATGAACAATAGCTGCTGTAGCTAGTTCATGTCTTAGACCAAGTGGCACAAAGAATGCACCAGTTTCTTCGGCATAATCCTTGGCATATTTATTTAGATTAGGCATTGCTGCAATTCTCTTAAAGATAGGAATAGCGCCGCGTTCAATACAGCAGGCTTGATGTAAAGATACTCTCTTGGATGCAGGCATGAACAACACAACTTTCTTATTATGTCTGTTAGCAGCATCTAGAATAGATACGCCGGCTAGACCAGTTCTTGGCTGAGAATATACAATAGTGTCGTAATTAGTCTTTGTCATAAGAAGATCGCCGGCTCGTGTTTTAGTGCCAACAATTAAATCATCCCTGACTACTCTAATTCCTTCATGATATATTACTACTGGATCTGGATTATATGGAGTCCAGTTAGATGCTAGTTCCAAATAATATTCTTTGGCAGCTTCCCAGCCTACAATCCCAACGTCTTTATTTAATCCATCAATAACATGATTATTGTGCGACATAAAACAATCTTTTATAATCTGATACTGACATGCCGACCTGTTTTAGTATGGTATCATCTGATGGGTGGGCCTTAATTCCATTAAAAGTTTCTACTAAATTAAAATCTAACATAGCTTTTTGACGTCCATATGGATGATCTTTAATCTTGCATGAAGAAAAAATTTGATCTAGATCTAGATGATCATAGTCTGCACCAGGCTTGACATAGTTTTCAATCCATCGAATATAATCACATGCAACATCTTCTGCGTTATAAGGAAAGGCTCCAGTGTCTTCATAGATCTTTTCCATAATAGCATCTAGAAAATGTTCTTTCTTCATTCTAGAAGTATTAACTG